AGGTTGCCGTGGTCAGCGGATAGCTGAACAGTGTTGCTGCTCCAGTAGGACATACCTCTGAAAACTGAGGCCAGATCCTGCAGCACGTTGTAAGCCGCTGCGCGATCACCGATGAGAATGTTGCAAGCAAAACGCGCTTCTGATGAACCGTCTTGATTCGTGACCAATTGGTTGGCGTATTGAATTAACGGATAAAGATCGGTGTAGCTGATGTTTGATGTGTCAACAAAATCACCACAGCCGTAGCGATCATTCAGCACCATGTCCGCAAATATGCAAACCGGGCAGGTTGTCCACGACAAACGAGTGCTGCCGTTGAACGCAACCTCTTGAGTCAAGTCAAGGCTGCCGTCATCGCGAACTGCAGCATTGTGCGGAATTTGTACTAATCGCCCTTTCACTAAGTAAGCGCGATTCGGCAGGTTGCCAAACTGCCGGGTATTCAGATTGAGGCCGACGCAAGCGGTATATGGGTAGGCGCTGCGGATTTCTTGACGCTCAATAATTGACGACCAGACCAACTGGTTAGCGCGGCCATTTGCAAGCGGTTTATTTTTCGGAACTTCTTCGAAATTAGCAAACTTAACTTCAAAATGGTTTTCTCCAAGGTTTACTTTTTCGACTTTAATGTTCCAGGGGTAACCTTCACCTTTTGCATCACGAGGTAACTCGATTACAGGCGTTTTAATCTGATAATCAGTTAAAGCAACGCCAGTTATTGTTTTGTCAAATTTTAGTTGGTAGGCGGAACCCTGCGCTTGAACAAAGACACGAATTTGAATGCTGCCGTTAAAAGGCTGCCCTTTTGCTAGACCTTCAACAGCAGAAGAGAACAGACGCGGGATTGTAAATAATAGCTGTACTGATTCAATTTCTGAATCATTAATTTGTCGAATAGCAGTACCAGATCCGTAATCCCTAGCAGTTACTTCATCGCTAGCGTTGACTGTTTCTGAATAATTTTGTCCAACTTCAACCGCAACGCCTGTGATCGTAGTTGTTGCGTTGCCTGCTTGGAGCAATCGCGTCTGTCTGCGGCCACCGAGGCGATAGTCAACATCAACATCTTCTGTCGGGAAGTTAGCATCATTGCCAGTAAATAAAGGCGTTTCGTCTAAAAATATCTGTTGATTAATGTCGTCAAAGCCCTCGATCGGACCTTCGCATAACAAGTCAATTAGTCGGACGGTAGAGGTTGAATTAAGTGCCATGACTAAGAAATGCTAGGACGGAAACCGTGACGGATAATAAAATTCACTGACGAATCAACTGATGCGTCCAGGATTTTTATATCAAGGTTGTAGAAATCGATGTGAGGCGCTTTATTTGGGTCAAACTTGTGATACCAACGATAGGGCTCTGTTATAAGACCTTGTATTGTGCCACCTGTTCTGGCATGAATATCGTCAGTGTCTTGGCGTCTTGACTCAATCTGGTAGCTAATAAATCCATCGGTTTTTGTTTCGCCTACAAGTTCAAACAACTTGTTTACTTCAAGAAAAACAAAATACTCATTAGGGTCTTTTGTCGGGCCTTCACTAAATTCAAGGCGAAAATTGTTAGCAGCAGTTAGTTCGTCGTCTTTTTTTGGGTCGGTAAATCTATCCGCAGCAGTGTTTGATCGATTATTCAAGAAATGCACGCTATTCCAACGCGCCATGTCATCCCTGCGTGCGCCGAACTCAAGCTTATTGCCTTGAACTGTGACCGTATCTGCCCCTGGTGTTCTTGTTGTTGTTTTGAGCGGGTCAGATTCATCAGCAACATCCACGTCTGCCGAGATGACGTGCGAACCAATCAGCACCTTGCCATACGCCACCGGAATCGTTGCGCCAACGCCAACAGTGTTTTGCGCTCCGAGATAGGCGTAAGACTGCTGCCCATCAGCGCCACGATTGACTGACTCTGGTCGCGTTGCTCGTAAGTCGTCTCTGGTGCTAACACCGCCAACTCCTATGTCTGGCTGTGGCGACAGCATCTCCGTCACGCCGCCAAGGATCATGGTCGCGCCAATAGCACTAATCGCGGTTCCGACTGTCGTTAACGTTCCGGCAAGGCCAGCAGTAGCCGCCAACCCAGAGAACGTGCCGGTTGCCGCGCCAGTGAGCATTCCGTAGGTGCCGAATAAACCAGCACCAGGCAGCAAAAACGATATAGCGATCAGACCAATACCTGCAAAAATTTTCCCTGCGCCGCCCTGACCGACAAGAACAGGCGTAATGATCAAATCGTTTTGACCAATCGGCAGTTGCAACTCATCAAAATTTAAGTCAACGCCAGCCTGTAGTACGCGGTAGCCAATCCCCTTTTCGTGGGCTGTAATCAGCTCAGCCTTGAACTCTGGATAGTTGATGGACAGCAGCTTGATCGCATCAGCAGGCGTGCGAAGGTTATAAAAAGCGTGCTCAGCGCCATACCGCTCGCCTAAATCACCCAGCAGTCGGACGACTTGCTGCATATCGAAAAACCGCCGCAACCCTTGTCAAATAATATCTGCTAAGCGGAATGGCCGCACTTAGCGAATCACGTTGTTGATGCAAGATCCTTTCACCTGGCAACAGCACCGCTGCGTGCATTGGTGTCCGTGTACCCATCCGCATGATCAGCACGTCGCCAGGTTGACGCGTCTGCAACGTCACCGGCTTGAATCCAATGCGTTCTGCCTCTTCAAGAAAGATACTTTCACAGCTTTGCAAGCTTTCTGGCCGCTCGTAGTCCGGCAGCTCAACACCTTGCAGCTTGAACCAATCGCGCACCAGTGAGAAGCAGTCAGCTTTGCCGTACTCCCACTGGCGGCCAATCAAGGATTGATAGTTAACCATTCGCGTTGAGGCATACGCCAAATGTGCCACGGCACGGAACCTTGGCTGCACACAGCTTGATCAGACTCGCTTGCTGGCCCACCTTCTGGGTGCGAATGAACAACAGCTTCAACCTTGCCCATGATTGCAGCCACGGCATAATCACGCGGCTCAAGCACAAACGTGCTGGTCGGCACTTCTGCTGTGTTGCGACAAGGCCAATATTGACCATTGACAACAAGGCCGCAGCACTCATTCGGGTAAGACCTGGCTGCATGAGCCTCGGCATCACATCTGAAGTCTGGCACCTGGAAAACCTCCGAATGGAAGATCGCCTTCAGGGAAACGCAACGTGCAACTGGTGTAACGCTTGCCGCATACATCATTTGCCTCTGTTGTCGGATTGTTATTGATGTCGAAAAACTTTTTGCCCTTGTAGCCGCAGGTACTGTCTTCGCGGTAAACCCATGGGCACTGCTCAAGAATTTGACGGCGTGGCAATGCCACGTTGATTAAATCGAGCTTGCTGGCTAACTCAAACTCAACAAGCTGCGGGTTTTCGCTTGCTACTCGATCGATGTAATAAATCTGGTCCTCAAACTTTGCGGTCGGATCAGCGGTTGCGTTTGTGCCACCTGTGAAGTTCACAGCGTCTAGGAACTTTTTGCACGTCTGGATCCGTGTAACTTTCGCTTGCAGTGGGTTGTAGAGCAACAACAACGCTGAGATGGCATTGCTGATGTTTGCGATCCGCATCGTTGGACGAGGCAATACGCCTTTAGTTGAGGTTGCGAAGCCTTCTATTTCGATCGCTGTGGCTGCATACGTCAAGCCATTGAACACAACATCAGCCGTCAGTTCGTTTGTGCCTGCGTGGTAGTAATACGTCTGGTCAACACCGTTGACGGCTTCCGTCAGTTCAAGCTGAAACAGCTCGATAATTGCTGACGGCTCCAAGGACTGAAGCTGTTCTTGAATTGACTGCGGCGTGCTCATGCTTCAAACACCTGAACAAAAGTTGTGGTCAACTGAACGCGGCCCTTCGTTGTCATCGTTTTGTTCCAGTTAGCGCAGCGCACCTTGATGCTGCTGCTTTCACCTGGCGGCGTGAAAATAAATTTCTCAATGCCACCACGAGCATCTAAAAACGTTTCAACTGTGTCTGACTCTGCCTCTGACAGGTTGTAAGACAACGTAAAAGCTTTCGGGTTTTGGTTGATGCCAAGGCTGCCGACCTGTTGATAACCACTGCCAAACTGTGCTTGACGGACAATCGGCTGGCTGGCCTTTATCGTGCCGTAAGACGGTTGCAAATTTACAGATGAGTCCCAGCTAGCTGTCATCGGCTTAAGAGTCCTCCAGGTCT